AAGCTGATCCGCCCGCAGTGTAGTTTGTTCCTGATGCCTCTGCGGTTGTAGTATAGGCGGTAGTAGAAGCACTCATTGTCGCTGAACTTGTATATAAAGCCAGCTTAAAAGAGTTTCCTCCAGATGCTTTAAAGTTATGCACGGCTTCTAAGAGTTCTTTCTTAAAAGAAGTACACATTGCCTGAGTTATAGCCATTATAGTCTCCTAATAATATTTGCAAGATCTTTATGACCTTGCTGTTCTAATTGATTGCCTATCGTACACATGTGGTTTTTAATCGCCTCTTGCATATAATAAACAATGACCTGATGACACACATTTTTAAAAGCATGGGCTTGCGCCTTGATTTGATCGGGAGCTGTGTCAGCCACCGAAACCAATCTATTAGTAGCCATTTCAGCAACTTCTTCTACTGTATGACCTCTACCATGTGTTGTTTTTACACCCAAGTTACCGATTGAAAGTTTAAATTCGTCTGTTTCCATCAATATTTCTCTGGTTCTGGCGGTCCAATGTCTTTTCTTCCAGATACGCCCGCAAGAGGTTTCTCCTCCAAAACGTCTGAAAGGTTTCCAACACTCAACTCACCTTGTTCTAAATATACCACAGGTGGATTTTCCAATCTATGGTATCCATATAACTTTTCTTCTATGGAGACATTAGTATCTAACAAGGAAGAGGTAGGCGCAACTGAGACAACTATATTTTTGCTTATACACTTACATAGCCAAAACTCACAGCAGGCTCTCCCCAGCTCACCAAAGTGCACATTGGTTTTATAAGTAAAGTCTGCACCGAATATGTTAATTTCTCCTACTTCTTGATACAAAGCAAAAGCTATAGCGTAGGCGATAGAGTTATTAAAATAAGAGCATCCTGTTGCCTTTATCACCTCTTTTAAAGGGTAAAGATTAATTCTTGGAACGCGATGATCTGTGGTGCAAGAATAGATCGGAATATCCAGTCTAGGCAAAGTTTTGCGCATAACTTGCGTCTGTGGCCCAGCGTCAAAAGTATCGAAAAACCGTGTTACTGGGTCCATAACAAAAGCTCTATCGGCTTTAACAACGGCGCACATTGAGCCTATTGCCCAAACTTCATCATACTCTTGGCTATGGCTAATGGATAAATGATAGTCTAACTGGCTCTTGCCCATAGCTACAATAGCGATCTTTTTGCCCCCCAGCTCTGTGTTTTCAGTTGTCAAAATTATTGTTGTTGAGGCGGTGTTGTCATAACCCGTTGTCTATCAAAACGATTCTCGTCACGAGTCGCTCTGCCTTCCATTAAGGTAGTTAGTCTAATAAGGTTTTCCTGGAAACGCTGCTCAAACAAAGCGGTTTCAGTAGTTTCTTGTTTCATAAAAATACTAGCCTCGACTAAAGAACCATATAACAACAAATCAGGTGCGTTCTTTGAAACCCAGGTTGTTCCACTGTCTCCAGTAGTAGTCAATGATGCGGGCTGATACAGATAATGCAGCTCAAAAGTTAGGTTAGCGTTAGGTGTCGGACCTAATATAAAAGTATTATCATCAAACTGGGCGTAATATTTAGGTACCCCCGTCGTTGAAGCGGCTTGTGTGTAGTTCCGCATGAAACTAGGGTGCTTTAGTAATAAAAAAGTATAATTACTACTACTGTCTAATACGGACAAACTTAGTGGGGAAATATAATCCGAAGGGGTTGCTAGATACTGGTTCCCAGAAGTAGCTGTTCCCGTAACATTTTTACGAAAAACGTTAAGCTCAATCGAATTAAAAACCCGGTTTTCCGCCTGTTGGATAAACGTATCGAGGGTACTTGTAAAAGTGCTCTCTGTATTATCCATATAATTTTGGATAGCTGTCTTTAGTCCACTGTATGTAAAACTCACGATGTTGGTCCTGCTGTTACTGTAAATCCGCCGCCGGTAATGTCTCCGGTTGTAGCGGTACCTGTTGAAGTAAATTTATATTCGTTTGCGTCCACAACAGTTATTGTATACCCATTTGCACTTTCAAGCACGGTTGTTGTGATTCCATCAAAAGCAGCGGTCTCTCTAAAACGAACAGTGTCCCCTGTGGTCCTAACGTGCTTAAACTCAGTTACAAGAATCACAGCGTTTGCTCCAGAGGCCTCTGTTCTAAAAGGATTTAAAGGCAGTAATGCTTGTGCTGGACCCACTGAAGCAAAGACTCCTCCGCCTCTTGTGCCCGTGGTCCCTGTTCCAGCAATCGCTGAAAAAGTATAGGTGTCAGCGTCTACCTTTGTAATTGAATACGAATCTGGGTCCGTTAGTGTTGCGACAGTAAAGCCATCGAAAGCCTCTGCTCCTCTAAAACGAACCTTATCCCCGGTACTTCGACCATGGTCGTCTTCAAAGACTTTAATAACCGCACTTGCGCTAGTTGATAGGAAGGGGTTGTTTGTCAGTAATGCTTCCGCAACGGGTTCTATCCTTGCAGGTCTCGGGTCGCGTAAAGCCTCGGGGTCGGCTGCAAAACGAGGAGGGGTAAGTTGAGGGTGTTTAGGTTCCCATTGATCTGGGCCCACTAAAAAACCGTCCCAGGTTTTTCTCATGTCTCTTAAACGATAACGAAACCCTGAAATATCGCAGATACCCCATGCCTTTTTGCCGCTTGCAAAAGACATGTCTAAATAATTGTTCTGGCTGGGAGAAAACTAGAACTTACTGTGTCTATGTTCTCAGAAGCGGCACGTTGCCATTCTTCGTCATACATTGGTTTAAGCAAAGCAACCCTATCTGGGGCTCGTTTAACCGCTATATAGTATGCAAGCCCTGCTGTCATTGCGGGAAGAAACTCAAAGGTTATCTCTAGTGTGTTGGTATAGACCCCAGCATCTTGTATACGTGTCAACGCATAGTATCTAAAAACGTCAGTTGAGTTTTCTGGTGCGGGGTACAGGAACAGTTTAGGTGTTATGCTTCTTTCCAAATAAAACTGAGTAGACCTAGACTTTGTGTCTTTGTTAGGAAGATAGTGATAATCGCTTCGACTAATCCTATTGACTTGGTAATCCGTTGTTGTGCTTCCGTTAGTGCGACGAATGACCGAAGACAAAACATTAACTAAATCTGCGTCTAGGTCATAGCTTGTTGTTCCTTCAACCAAGGCTTCTGTTCTTTCAACAATAAGCCAAAGGTTAAGTCCACGATTAGCCCATTCAGCAAACATAAGGTTCAGAGACCTTCTAGCCGTCTGTAAATCGTATCCGGTTCTTAGCTCTAAGCCACAACGCTCAAAGGCTTCTTCAATTAATTCGTCAACGTTCAGGTCAAACGCTGTTGTTCCTGAAGTCGCCACGATTAAGGCCTACGGTCTTTTTTCTTGTAGCCGGTGATTCCGCCTTTTGAATAACCCATCATAGGCGTAGTCATTCCTCCGCCCATATAACCTTTAACTTTTTTAGACTTGCTGGATTTCGTCCAATCTTGGCCTTCTTGTATTGCCCTTCTTCTGTTTGTCAGTCCTGGCATTCTATTCTCCTAATTATTGGGCGCTTCGTAATATTTCAAAAACTCGCACCAAACTGTGTATTCATTTCCTGCATCGGAAGTTGATGGAACAACAAACAAAACATCGCCAGTATAGCCAGACGCTTCCGTGTTTACCAAACCACCAATGGGGCTGAAATCAAACATATTGTCATAAGCCAGTGTTAAAAAAGTAACATCAGTAGTAGCGTCCCAATCAAGTGATGCTGGTGCATCGGGGGCGCCGCTTACGGTGTACCATATTTTATTTAAAGCTACATGCGCACATGTTTCTTTATTCGCCGACTGGTTCAAAGCTGAAACGTCAACTAGTGTGGTACTACTGGCACTTCCGTCTGAAAGAACAGAGCAATATGTGACTAATTTCTTGTCATAGTCATATTGAATAGTGGGTCCTGTGACTGTATTAGCCATAATTTACCCCTTATTCAAATGGAGTAGCTAGAGTACCATCACCATGAAGGAATGCTTCACAATGCCATACTGCTGCTGTAGTTGCGTGTAAACGAATAACTCCGCCCACTAACCAACCTTGTGCTGCTGATCCCAAATCAATGGTATCGTCATCACTGGCATCAGGGATAAAGGTATTAGTATCGCCAGCAGTTGCTGGATCAAATAATTGTGCAAAGCCAGAGAACAAGTCACTGGAATTGTCTGTATTAATTTGTCCTGCACCTGTAAAGGTTGTGCCTACTATAAATGTATAGTTAAGCCCTGCTGCTGCTGTAGGTAGTGTTACTACTATTCCTGCTGCTCTGTTTAAAGTATAAACAGTACCTGAATCAGTTGATTCAACTGATTTGGTAGCACTAGTAATACTGCTGACATTGGAATAAGAAGAAACATAACCAGTTGTAGTTATATTACCACTAGAATCAATGTCTAAATTAGTTGTTACGGCTCCTGTACTAGATGCAATGCTGATTTGTTCAAAACCATTCTCCGATCTAACTGGTCCGTTAAAAGTTGAATTTGCCATAATTAAGTCTCCTTAATAACCCTATCGTCTTTTGGCTTTGTCTGCTAGGTCAGTCGACAGGTAAATATAAAATCCTAGGTAAGGGTTTATACTACTGCTAAATGGGGAAAAAATAAAGAAAAAAGGTGCCGGGTTGAGGAAGAAACCCCCGGCGGGGTTCCATATTTAGCTTATTATGCTCCGGGACTGCCAAAGACTGCTCGGGGGTCAGACCACCCAAACGAATATCTTTCGCGAGCCTTGTATCTTACATTACCGGTATCGAAATCCGCTTCCATCGAAGTCTTGATTGGCGAACGGTTAAACATTTTAAAACCGTTTGGACAATCTGTCTTGATGAACCACGCATCCGTATCAGTAAGATAATGATTTACGGTATAGCCTTCTGGGACCATGCCCATGTTGCGTATAGCGTTGATATCATTATCAGAAGTGCTTACTCTTCCGGGTGTTTCCAATAAACGATCAGCGGTGAATTGAAGCTCTTTAGGAATGATTAGTTTCAATCCTTGAAGTGCGACTTTTAGTCCACGCTCATCAGTAAATGCTGCTATATCAATTAATGCTTGTTCTAATGAAGTTTCATTAAGATCGGCTGCGGTTGAAAGTTCGTTACGCAAATTAGCGCCACCCACAGTTGGATGGTCTGTTGCGCAAAGTTCTTTGCCGTCTCCGCCTAAATAACTACTAGAAAATGCGTTATTCAATACAGACGCTGCTTTTACTTGCTTGGTGTTCGACATACTTCTAGCGAGCGCACGAGTGTATCTTGCTGACAATTTGTCATAAAGATTATCCTCGATAGCTTCTTCAGTAATGCTAAACGCCAATGCAATCGTTTCATGGGTATACCTAGATGTAAATGCTTCTTGTGCTTGGTCAAATGCGACGCCTGCCCCTTCTGATTTAACGGGTGCTGAGTCGAAACCAGTGAGCATTACCTCTTCTTCAAAAGCTCGATCACTAGACTCGGAATCATAAATCTCTTCATGTTCTTGGTCATAGCGTCCGTACTCTAGTCCGAAAAGAGCGTTTAAGCCAGGTAGCAATTCCTTTACGAGTTGCGCTCTACTTATAGCCATTATCTACTCCTATGTTCCAGCTACAGGACCTCTGTAAGCGTGTTCGTTAATTTGTACTATCAAATTAGCATTATTCGCTGTGAGGTCTCCGTTAACATCATCTTGGACAACTCCTACAATCTTAAGCTGTAAGGCTTGAGTTGTATTAATCGTGCTTGAGTCAAGCTCCCGTGTGCTTACGCCCGTTGTCGTACTACCACCTATCCCATCTGTATCGGCATTTCTACCTATACATGTCACAGCCGATGCTCCATCTGCTTGTATTAAAAACAGTTGGTTGGGGTCGTCATAGATATATACTTCTATGGCGCCGCCTCCAAGAGCGGTTGTGCTGGCTGGGTAATAGTTCTTAAAGGTCGGAGTTCCGTCAGTAGCTACATAGTATACGTGTGAAAACACACCTACTACGTTAGCTGAACCGGCTGCTGCTCTGTTAATATATCCGCCTGCGAATATACACAAGTCACCTTGGAAGATGCTTGTACCATATCCGGAAGGATCAATACTATACTTGCTCAACTGTCCGATTGATGAACCCACACTAAGACCTTTGTAAGGACGAAGCCCGAAGGCTTTATCTACGTTAGCCATTTTATTTAGTCTCCTAAATTATGATGCAGTTAAAATTACGATAGCTAAAAAACTTACTTATTGTCTGCTTTTCTACTACCACCTAAAGTTACACGACTTTGCCGGTTTGGTTTAGCAACCGACATGGAAGAATGTGTGCCGTCTCTGAAGTAATCATTATCAACAGCGTCCATTTGTCCTTCCGTTTTGGAATTAAAATAGTCCGTCCGTTCTCTAATTGTTTCTTCAGGGATTCGTGCTAACACTAATCCTCCTACCCCAATACACCCTGCGTGTTTGCCATCTTCAATAGTTGGAGATTCAAAATCGGGATATTCCTCTGCTCTCACAGGTTCATATCCTTCTCGTAGCCTGGCTGACATGTTCTTTGAGTCAGATTGGCCGCGGATCTCTGTTCTTATCCAACGATGTTTATAGCCTTCAGGGGGCGGGGGAGCATCCAGTGCGGATGGGGGAGACCAAGGCTTACGCCGTGCTTGTTTTTCACGGGTGCTTGTCTCGCGTGAATCTCGAGTTGCTTCTTGTACGTCTTTTTTGGTGTTATCCATAAGTTACTCCTTCACGTATTTTGCGTATTCTTCTAGTGGCACACCAAGTTTTTTAGCTATAGCAACCTGTGACGGTGTGAGTCTCACAGTATTCTTGCC